GCCCCGGCACCGGTGCCGGGGCCGCGCAGGCCGCCGCCCAATACCATTACACGATTCAGGTCTCGGTAACGGGCGGCGCGCAGGGGCAGGACATCGCCGATCAGGTCCGCGAAGCGATAGAACAGATCGAGCGCGACCGGCGCGGACGCGGCTTTGGCGACGAATAAGGAGCGCACCCTATGCACTTGATGGCTTTGGGCATGTTCCTGTTTGAGATCGGGACGCTGGCTCATGACGAAATGCAGCGGAAGACGGACTGGCAACATGCCCGGTCTGCCCGCGTCGGCGCGCGCGACGCAACGCAGTTCACCGGCCCGGGCGATGAAACAATCAGCCTGTCGGGCGCGGTCTATGCCGAGATCGCGGACGGGCGCGTCTCGCTCGATGATCTGCGGTCTATGGCGGACGATGGCGAGGCGCTGCCGCTGGTGGATGGCAGTGGCACCGTCTATGGCAATTTCGTCATCACCGCGATCGATGAGCGCCATGCCTTCCTCATGTCCGATGGCCGCGCGCGCCGGATCGACTTCGGCATAGATCTGCTGCGGGTGGATGATCCGGCGGCCAGCAACAACGCCCAGGCATCCACATGAGCGAGAAGATCAACAATATCGCGGATTGGCGCGTGACGCTGGACGGCAAGGATCTGTCGGACCGGCTGCGCCCGCGTCTCGTCTCGCTGTCCCTGTCGGAAAAGCGCGGCGATGAAGCCGACCAGCTGGACATCGTGCTGAACGACACAGACGGCATGCTGGGGATCCCGAAGGAAGGCGCGGTGCTGAAAGTGCAGCTGGGCTGGAAACAGGGCCGGGACGTGACCACGGGGTTAGTCGACAAGGGCAGCTTCAAGGTGGACGATGTATCGCACAGCGGCCCGCCCGATCAGATCACGATCAAGGCACGCGCCGCCGACTTCACCAGCCAGATCCGTAACCGCCGCGAACAAAGCTGGAAGAACACGACGCTGGGCGCGGTGCTAAAAGATGTCGCGGGGCGCAATGGCCTGACCCTGAAAGTCGCCGCTGATCTGTCTTCGATCGCCCTGTCCTCGATCAGCCAGAGCCGGGAAAGCGATATCGCCTTCCTTAAGCGCCTTGGCCGCGAGCATGATGCCGTTGCGACGATCAAGGACAAGCATCTGATCTTCGCGCGCAAAGGCGCAGGCACCACGACCAGCGGCAAGGCTATGCCATCCCTGACGATCAGTCGCACCGACGGCGACCGCCACAACTGGCAGCGGCAGAAGCGGGACGGTCAGGAAGGCGTGACGGCCAGCTGGCACGACAAGAAGGGAGCGAAGCGCAAGATCTTCACCGTGGGCAAGGAAGATGGCGCGAAGAAGCTGCGCAAGATCTATCCTGACGAAGCATCGGCGAAGCGCGCTGCCATTGCCGAACGCGACCGGCTAAAGCGCGCGCCCGCGACGCTGGACATGAAGCTGGCGCTGGGCCGCGCCGATGCCATCCCCGAAGCGCGCGTGAAGGTCAGCGGCTACAAGGATGAGATCGATGCCACCACATGGCTGATTTCAGAGGTAACGCACCGGCTCGACAAGGCGGGCGGCTTCACTACCGACGTTAAGATGGAGACGGCGTCCTGATGAGCCAGCGGGGCATCGTCATGGTGGCGGCGCCATGTCGGTGCTTATTAGGATCAATGCTCGGGCGATCGCGACTCCGTGAGCAGCATGGGCGCTTCGCCCGCCAATTGCAGGGTGTTTGTCCCGGCCCAGCGGGTAGCCGTTGAAATATTCACCGAAAAACGTAATTAGGCGCTCATTCTTAGTTCTCAATGGAGTGAGACTTGGACGTAATTCTGCATATCGGGCTGCCTAAAACGGGATCGTCGTTTCTCCAACGGTGGCTTGACCTTAACAATGATTTTGTAGCCTACTTGCCAAATGAATACGGAGGCAACCGCCTTGCGATCGAGTGCTGCGATATGCGCGAGTTCGCTGGCCGATCGGATTTTATTGCCAATATCGAGCGGACGAGCCTGCAAGAGATAAGGGCACAGCTAGCCGCATTTGAAGTTCGCTACGCGCCCCGCCTCATCATATCTTCCGAGTATTTTTTTCTTGCCCGGCCTGCAGCTATCCGAACCAAGTTCGCGGAATTCGGTCTGAACGTAGTGAAAATCATCTGCCTTTTGCGCCGGCAGGACCGAATTATTGCGTCGGGCTTCGCCCAAGATGTCAAAGCGCTGAATCACAAAGATCCCATCGCCATTAGTCCAGGCGGATATACTGCCTGGTATGATTGGTTGAAGCTTATGAACGACTATCAAAGCGCATTTCCCGCCGCAGAGTTTGTTCCGCTGGAATTTGACTATATGCGGAAAACGGGCGGCCTGCTGGCGCGATGGAAACACGAGATCGGCTGCGTCAGCGATACGTTCGACTCCATTCTCTTTGACGTTAAAGTCAATCCTAGCTTGCCGGGAGAACTAGTTGAGGTCTGTCGAGCCGCAAATCAGCTGGGAATACCCTACTTAAGCTCCTTTGCTCTAATGGCGGCACAAGATGGTCTAGTCGCGGGGAATTACGCTCTTCCAAGCGAGCATCAGGAGGAAATTAGAAATGGTTTTGCAGATTTAAACGACAAGTTCGTTTCCAAACTTCGTGATCCTACCGGATTTGAGGATTACACCAAGGAGCATTGGCAAATTAACGATGGCAGTCCGGTGAATTTGGAGCCCGCTACTGTCGCCCGCCTCCTCGACTACGCACTCAAGAGAAACGCATGATGAAGTGGCTTTGGGCATTAAACAGAATGCCAGATCGCCCGGTGAAATGGCTTTGTCATGATCATACCTAATCTATTATCGCTGCAAATCGCATTCAATTTCCAACTTTTGACGCCTAATCGTCAGGCCAAATCTCGTCGGGATAGAAGCCCGTGTTAGCCCCGTCGTTCGTAGATTCATGATCGCCTTGGTCCGGGGCGGGGAGGAGCGGACCTTCACGGTCGAATGCGGCTCGGATCCAAGCACCGGATGCCGAAGCCTGTTGAAAGATCGCTCGAACTTCACGGCATTGTTCCAGCAGCTGAGAAATGCGGCCGCATCGCTCCGCCGTCAAATAGCCGATCTGCACCCGCCGGCAGGATAGCACCGCCACGGCTCTGGCATCCGCCTTGTTATGCGGCTCTGGGCGCAACACCACCGGCTCGCCGGGCACACAGAGCAGGATTTCGCGGCGGCGGTCAGATCCGTCGCTGTTCGGGAATCGTGCGCCGACAACAGCCAGCGACATAGCGGGCAAGCGGCCCACTGGCGTGACCATTAGAGCCTCTTTACCACCGCTATGACGCGACCGACGATGAACAATTCGCCGTCAGCGGCGATCTCGTCCCGCACCAGCTGGTTGTCCGAACTGATCCGCATACCGCCATCGGGCAGGGCACGCAGCCGCTTGATGATTCCCAACCCGGCGAAGATACCGGCCCAGATCTTGTCGCCCATCTCGGGCGTGGTTTGGGATCGGTCGATGATGACCACGTCCCTGTCGTGAATGGTCGGCATCATCGAATCACCAATGCCTGTCGCGCTGCAGAGCAGATGCGGCGGTGTCGTGGTGAACTGGCTCAGCCAGCTGCGGGAAAATTTCACCTTTTCGACGTCGATATGTGTCGTGTCGAGAAAGCTGCCGCCCATGCCGTAGGATAGGTTGATGTTGTCGATCTCGACGGTGTCGCCATCATCGTCCGCAACGTCGCCGGGAGCCACGATCACGACGCGAGCAGATGGAGCATCATCGTCCGTCTCACCCACAAGATATTCCGGCGTGGTCTTTAACGCGCGCGCCAATTCAAGGATTTTTCCGGTTTCTCGGGTCTCGCCGGAAATCAGGCGGCCGACGGAAGGCTGGGAAATGCCGATCTCGCGCGCCAGTGCCGATTGGCTGGTGCGGCGATCTTGGATGAGCCATTCGAGCCGGGAACCAACGATATCAGCCATGCGCTGCTGCCTATACGAAAATGAATGGCCAGACACCCAACGAATACGTTGACAAGGAGCTATTCAGTTCTGTATAGGTCTATTCATGGATGAAGACCTAACCCCTTATGAAGCGCTCGTTTTGTGCCGCCACCGCGCGGGCAGCGACAGCCAGATGGCGCGAGACCTAGAGGTCTCACAACCCAAGGTTTGGCGCTGGATCAACCAATCGAAGCTGCTGCCCGCCGAATATGCCCTCCGTGCGGAGGCCCTTTACGGCGTCTCATGTCATCATTTGCGCCCCGACATTTATCCGGCTTCCCTGACCGTCGCGCCGGAAGATCCCGGCGAGGAATGTGGGCCAATCCTATCGGACCGCAGTCGTCCGGTCGCTTGCGATCGGAAGCCGAAAACGCAACGAAAGGATGTCGCCTGATGTCCTTCGCCAAGGATGTGCAGGCCCGCCTGCTGAACGCCCTCTTCGACGCCGCTCGCCCGGTGAGCGTCACGGAATTGGAAACCCAGCTGCGCGTCACGCGCCGCGATCTTTGGTCCGCAGTCCGCGCCCAGGCAGGGCTTGGCAATGTGCGGAAGGGCCAGCCCCTCGAACTCACCGCAGCAGCCCGCGCCGCGATAGCGGCAGGACGATCTGCGCATCCAGCGGCTGCTGCCGCCTGACCCGAAGATGGCTGGCGGGGTTCGCACCCCCGTCCAACCGATCCGCTTGAAAGGACCAAACGGAATGCTTTCCTTCGAGACACACGCGATCGGACGCAATGCGCCGTCGCAGTCTGATCGCGCAGACCGGCCCGAAAATGGGATAGCCGACACGGTACGCGCCGAACATTTGGGCAAAGGTTCATCATCCCTTTGCACCAGCAACGCCGCGCCTGCCTATTCGCTCAAGGGTCGCTTCGCCGCCCGCCACACTTTCGTAGTGCCCGAAGGCCTGACCCTGCGCGACGAACCGGCCCCCGCGCCGCAGCTGCCCCGCTGGTACCACGCCGCCGCCTTCTTCATCATCAGCAGCGCCACGCTGTTCGCCATGTGCGCCATCGGGAGGCCGGGAGCATGAAGGTGCAGGCGATGGCAAGCGCCCTGCGTGTGACGTTGACGTTGCGCGAGGCCCGCGCACTCCAGCAACTGGCGCTCGCAGGCCGATATGCGTTGAACTTCAACGCGCCGGATCAGGCGGATGAACTGGCTGCGATGCTCGATATCGGCATCCATGATCTCGCGTCGAAACAAGCCGAGGCAAGGGCTCGGAGGCTCGCCAAGACGGCCAAGCCGCAATTCGCCCCGATGATCAACATGGATATCGACGGCTTCACTATCAGCGCCGAGTTGGCCGACTGGATCGATATCAGCACAACGCCTGATTATTGTGTCTGGGCCACTGTGACACCCGAACGTGAACGCGGACAGCATGAAATTCGCCGCAATGCTTGGCGCATCTATGTCCTCAATCCCGATCGTAACGGCCCGATGCACTTGGCCAACGGCTGCACTCAGACTGATTGCAAGGATGAGGTCGAAACACTTTCGCGCAAATTGATCGCCAATATCACCCGCGAGAGGATGGCCGCATGACAAAGGTCCGCGCCCCTCTCACCTTCTCCCTCGCCATCACCACGGCGGTCGGCCTCATTGGCTGGGATCTGGCGGCAAAGATCACCCGCCGGTCCAAACGCGCCGTCCGCTATTGGAGCGAAAGCGACAAGGCCAGCATGCCGACACTCGACCAGGCCATGGCCCTGGACCAGGCGTTTATGGAAGCTGGCGGCGGCTTTGCTCCGATCCTCGAAAGCTATGCGCGGCAGCTGGACGTCAGGCTGGCGAACACATTGGCCTGTCGGGCGGCGCTGGCCGACGACATCGCCCAGGCATCGCTGGAATCGGCGGGCGCGATCAGCAGCAGCATCCACGCGATGCAGCATGGCGCGTCCCCGACACAGATCCATCACGCCATCAAAGAGACCGAGGAAGCGAGTGGCGCTTACAGTCGCCTGCTGACCCGTCTCAAATCATTCCTGCCCGGCAATGGTGCTGGGATCGGAAAAACGGGGGAAAGCTGAATGTCGGGTCTGCCACATGTCACTTGTCCGGCCTGCGGGGGCCGTGCCCACTCTAGGGCCGTGGGCAAGAATAGTACGCTATATCGCGAACTTTATTATCGCTGCCGTAATCCCGACACCTGCGGCCATGAATTCGTGGTCGAGATGGTGGCTGTGCGCAGCACCAAGGCGAGCCGCTATCCAGCGCCCCTTCACGTGCTGCCCCTTACCACATGGCATGCCGCCGCGAACGACCGCGCCGACAACGACAACGGTCCGCCCAGCGAGCCTGCCGATGCCGTAGCCATCCAGACCTAGCCGCGCGGCCTAGCCGACACGATCCCGACGAAACAAATCCAGCCCGGTGGACCCCACCGCCGGGAACGCCCTTTCATTGCCTTCGAAAGCACCGTTTCCGCCATGTCCATGCGTGACGATATCCGCCGCGAATTGCTGCCCAGGCTTAAGGCCGACTTCCAGTGGAAAACCGACAAGGGGTCATGGCTGCGCCGTGGCAAGTGCCCAGACTGCGGTGCGTTTGAAGTTTATACCAACGCCGACAGCCCATGGATCCTGAAGTGCAACCGGCAGGAAAAATGCGGGTGGGAAGAAACCGTCCGCGATCGCTATCCCGAAATCTTCGACACCTGGTCGAACCGCTATCAAACGACGCGCGAAAACCCCAACGCGGCGGCTGACGCCTATCTGACCGACGCCCGCAAGTTGAACCTGATGGGGCTGCGGGAAGCCTACACGCAGGAATGGTTTCAGGATCAGAAGCGCAGCATAGGCTCGGCCACGGTGCGCTTCCCGCTCCCCGGCGGCAGCTGGTGGGAACGCCTGATCGACCAGCCTGGTCGCTTCGAGAAGAAGGCTAATTTCGCCTACGGAAAATCCTACAAGGGGCAGGCGTGGCAACGTCCCGATGTCTCGATCGAGGACATGGCCAGTGCGGACAGCATCTGGTTTGCCGAAGGAATCTTCAACGCCTGTGCGCTGGAACAGGCGGGACAGCGCGCCGCCTCAACCATGTCGTGCAATAATTATCCCGAAGAGTTCCTGAAACAACTTCGGGCGCATATTGCGACCTCCGAAAATCCGCTTCGCTCGCCAAAGCTGGTTTTTGCCTATGACGCTGGCGGCGCGGGAACAAGCGCGAGCCGTCAGCACGTCAAGATGGCGATCGAACAGGGCTGGCAGGCCAGCGCCGCACAGCCCTGTGGGGAGGATGAAACCGGCAAGGTCCATGATTGGAACGACCTGCTCGGCCTTGATCGGCTGACCGCCGAACACCGCGCCGAATATCTGTGGTTCGGCAAGGTGCTGCTGGCGACGGACGCGCAGGAAAAGGCTTTCCTGATCTGGGAAAAGCATCGCTGGAACAGCTTCCATTTCACCTTCGGTAACCGCACCTATTGGTGCGCGATCGATGTCGCTGTCGTGCAGGAGAAGATCGAGGAATATCGCAAGAGCCGCACCCGGCAGCTGGAAGACATCGACGCCGCCGTAGAGGCGGAAATCCGC